TGTCAGCAGAGGCTACGAATCTACCCACCCAACAAATGGGTGTGGATATAAAGTCATCTGATGAAGTCCATCCGAAAGCTATTTTTATTCGGGATTTGGACGCCGAAGCATTTGTCGACATTCACGGTTCTACTAAACTTCGTTCTGAACAAAAAAGTAAAGTTCAACCATCTATGTTGTCACGAGATATCGAAGATGTATGCCATGTACCACAACAGTGGGGGAAACCACAGTTGCGGCCAAATTGGGAAGCGTTTAATATTAATGTTTCCCAGTTTGTACGCCCAGCCATGATGTTTCTCCCAAAACTCCTTAGAAGGGCCCAGTTAGATTGGGAAGCTCCTTTGTTAGAAGAAATTCGGAAGTACTGTCTTGTTGAAGACTTTCGACCTCTCACCATGAAGGAAACTCTTTTAGGGATCCCCGGAAAGAAATACGTCGACCCTTTTCCTATGAACACAGGAATGGGTTTTCCACTTTTTGGACGTAAGGATAAGAAAGGGGATGATGGGGAGTATCTCTATTTTGAGGAAATAAGAGATGGAGAAGTCCTCATTGATCGCATTCCTAAAAAGATTGTTATAGACGAGTTTAATAGGTTGATGGAGTGCTGGAAAGCTGGTAAAAGAGCTTATCCAGTCACCTCAGCGACGCTTAAGGATGAACCAACTCGTTTAGGGAAGAAGAAAGTGCGAGTTTTCCAGGCAGCTCCAGTAGCTTTAAGTTTGGCAATTCGCATGTATTTTTTACCTATAGCAAGATTTTTACATCTCCACCCCCATTTAACTGAGTCAGCAGTGGGTATCAATTCATTTAGTCGTGATTGGAAGAAGTTGATACGCCATATGCATAAATACTCAGGCGGTGGCAAGCGCATGTTGGGTTGGGATTACAAGCAGTACGATGTTCGTATGAACTCGCAATTAGTGCGAGCTGCTTGGGAGTCCTTTATCCATATTGCTGAAGCCGGGGGATACAAAGACGAAGATGTTCGCATTATGAAGAACATGATAGCTGATATTTGCCATCCCTTGATGGATATGAATGGAACGCTGTTAATGGCTTACAATATGAACACGTCCGGTAATAATATGACCGTTGATGTAAACGGAACTGTTGGATCTTTCTTGGTGCGCATGGGGTTTTTCGATAAATACCCCACTGCTAAGAATTTTCGTGAAGCCGTAGCATTGATGACATATGGAGATGATGCTGGAGGGAGCGTGGTGGAGGAATTTCAGGACTTTAACTTCATTTCGTTCAAGAAGTTTTTAGCTGACCACGAC